CGCTCCAGCTGCGGCAAGACTTCGGCAAGGCGTCACTGGCCAAGATTGCCCAGTTTGAGCGGCGGACGGCGGACGGACGCATGCACGGCCTGCTGCTGTTCAACGGCGCCGGTCCGGGGCGCTGGACCGGACAGGGTGCGCAGCTGCATAACCTGCCCCGCCCGGAACTCGCCTCGGGTTGTGTTGAGTACGTAATACGTACTGTACGTAATACGTACCACACAGTCGCCGAGAAATACGCCCTGCTGGAAATGCTGTTTGGCGCGGTGCTGCCGCCGATGTCGGACGCCATCCGGGGTTTCATCATCGCCAAGCCCGGCCACAAGCTGCTGGTGCGCGACTTCTCCAACATCGAGGGCCGCTGTATCGCGCGGATCGCCGGGGAGCAGTGGAAGCTGGACGCCTTTGCCGCGTTCGACGCCGGACGCGGACCGGACCTGTACAAGCTGGCGGTGGCCAAGGCGTTCGGCATATCCGTCGAGGACGTGGACGACTACCTGCGGCAGCTCGGCAAAACGATGGAATTGTCGATGTCGTTCGGGGGTGGGAGCCCGGCACTCAATAAGCAAGCACGTAAATACGGAATAAACCTCGCCGACTACCACGGGATTGTGGGGCAGTCCGTGAGCCGGTCCGCCGTATCCAAAGCGGAGTGGGGCTGGACGACGTTCGGCTTCAAGACAGGGATCAAGGAGCGCACTTGGCTGACGGCGGAAATGCTCAAGTTGGCCTGGAGGGAGACAAACACCATGATCGTGCAGCTGTGGGACAAGCTGGACGAGGCGGCAATCTGCGCCGTGCGCGAGCCCAAGAAGGTGTTTTCTTACCGCAACGTGTCGTTCCAGCTGGGGAAAATCAAGGGTATCCCCTATCTTATGTGTCAATTGCCATCAGGGCGGTTACTGTACTATCCCTATGCCACATGGACGGAACTTCTGACCCCGTGGGGCGCTCGGAAGGAAAGCGTTCGGTTTATGGGAATTAATCCCATTACCCACAAATGGTCCGCCTCTCATGGACGCGGCGGACTTTGGGCTGAGAACATCACACAGGGGGACGCTTTCGACTTTATTGCAGCCGCCATGCTGCGCTGTGAGGACGCTGGATTCCCTCCCGTGCTCTCAGTACATGATGAAAACGTGGCAGAGGCGCCGCTCGGGGCTGATGACGCGTTGTACGGGCGCTTGATGGCACAGCGTCCGCCGTGGGCTAGAGGTATGCCGCTTGCTGCGGACGGCTTCTCTGGCCCGCGCTATGCCAAAAAATGAGTATTTAAGTAAATACTTGTGTAGTGGCAATTCATCACATATTATTGCTACAAGGTGTCGCACTCTTGCGACATTTTGTAGCTAGAATTACTTAACCTGTGGGGGTTAATAGTATGACGATTCGAAAACAGAAAGTTTGGGCCGTTGTTGGACAGAAGGGAGGGGACGGCAAATCAACCGTCGCCTATGCCCTGTCCTGCTATCTCGCCTCATTGGGAAGAAAAACGATCCTGATGGATGTAGACCGGCCTCAATTTTCTAGCGTGCTTTTGGGCAAGTTAGGGGATAGGCAATTAGCTTTTGAGTTGGTCCGCTGCCAAAACATGCGGGACATTCCGAAGCATGCTCAGGGATTTGAGGCTGTTGTATTCGATGGAGCGCCGCACGCCAGTCTAGACACCTTGACGCTGTGCAAATACGCCGATTGCATCGTGATCCCTACGCGCACCTACACCATCAACCTGAAACCCGCGTTTGAGATTGCAGCCGAGCTGACAGCTAACGGTGTGGACAAAAGGAAGATCATTTTCCTTATCAGCCAAGCGCTTAGTAAAACGGAAGTTCGTGATGCTAGGGAAACTATCGAGGCGCGCGGCTATCGAGTAACGAGCGAAGACCTCCGTACATACGCCGCCTATGGCAAAGCAGGGGACGCCGGAAAGTCTGTTTTAGACGTTCCTTTCAAGACCTTGCGCGAACGTGCGAATTGCATCTTTTCCGAACTCGCTAACGCATAACCATCTAAAGACCCCGAGGCTTATCAAATGGCAATTAAATCAGTACCTGACGAACAAGACGGACGCACCCTCAACAGTGCATTGGGCCAGCGCAACAGGGGCCAAATGACGCGGATGTCTATCGACCTGACCAAAGAAGAACAAAAAGAATTCCTGATGGAAGCGGTAGAGCACAACATGACGCTGAGAGGCTACTTCTACCACTGCTGGAGGCAGAGCCAACACGCCGAAGGCATCGACTCCCGCACCCTGAACATCCAAGACACGGACGGCGCCAGTCTGGCGGAGCAAACCCTAGCCAAAGTCAAAGGACGACAAGTGGCGGGCGCCTAAAGCGCCCTGAAAGTGCAAGCCCGCCGAAGCGGGCTTTTTTGTGGGTTAGATATGGATGCCGAACAGCAGTAGCAGCACCATGATGAACGTCAGAGACACCAGCAAACCCAAGACCCATGCAGGCATGATTGCACCTCGTTAGCTGTGCGGACGCTGTGCCCGCTTCGGTGGAGCGCCACGTTCCGGGCGGACCGGGCGTTTTGGTTTGCCGTCGTCGTCTTCCTTGGTGAACTTGTCATACAGCGTTTCGATTGTGCCTTTGACTGGTGGCAAATCTTTCGGGGCCGTGTCCGCAGGCAACAGCTTGTCCACCGCCCACTCTCCAGCCTTGGGTATGGCAAAGGTTGCAGCCAGACCTAGCGGGCTGTTGGGCAGCGCTGTAGCCGCCGCTTGGAGTGCTGGAGCGGCAACGGTGTTGTAGATCGTGCGCGCCGCCTTGCGCTCGGCGGTGTTGGTGTGCGGTGAGTTGCCCGGCCCGCTTAAATCGCTGGGAATGCTGAGCAGTTGGGCGGCATTGCTGACCCCCGGACCGGCCATTGAGGAAAGCAGCGGAGCGCCGTACTTGATGCCGCCGCCCGCTGCCTGGAACAAGGAATCAAACTTGCCGAAGCCGCCCGCGCCAGAGATAGCGCGCTCGATCTTGGCGCCCGTGGTCAGTTTGCGGGAATCTGGACGGCTCAGGTACGCGTCTCGCCCTTCCCATATCGCCGCGCTGATCCCTGACATTGCCGCCATGTGCGCCATGAAGCTACCCGCCATCTTGCCGCGCTCGGCCACGCTCAAATCCTTGTCCTTCAGTTGCTTGGCCATACGGTTAAGAATGTTCTTCTGCGCCGTGTAGTTGAAGCTTTGCAGCTGGAACAGGGTGGAGCCAACCGGATCATTGGCCCACGCCGGACGGGTTGACGGACTCGGACGCTGAACCGCCTGATCGGAAAAACGCAGCAGCGCCGTCTTGTATTTCTCGCCCATCGGCCCCTTCAGGTCCGCCGGGGTGGCGTGCTTGCCATTCAGATCGCGCACGAATTTAGTAAAGGCTGGCTGGTCCTTGGTCGGAATGCCCAGCTCGCCCAAATAACGGTCCGTTTTCGCTTTGCCTTGGCGTCCGGTCGCGGACAGACGATGCAAGAAATCCATGGCTTGGCCGGTGGCCGTGGCGCGCTGGTAGTTGGTCAGGTCTTCCAGACCGTTGCGCCCGAAGAACTTGGAAAGCGTGAGCGCGCTGGTACGCTGCGCCGGATCGCCCACCGCTGCGCGTGCAGCCATCAGGCTGTGTTGCCCGCTGCCACCAATAACGCCCGCCGTCTTGGCCACGTCGAAGCTGTTTTGCAGCTTCTGAGTGCGCCCGGCCTTGCCCGCTACCACGTTGCGCACGCTGTTATAGCCGTGCTCGCCCATGGCCTTGATCGCTTGCGGGAGGTCGTGAAACTCGCCCATGGAAGCGCGCATGCTGGGGGTCATCAGCTCGGTCATCGAGCTGAGCGCGGACCGCGCCATGGTGCTCAGCGTGGTGACGGTCTTGATCGCCCCCGTCACGTTGCGCGTGGTCGAGCTGGCTTTTGAATTGCTGATCCCGGCGCTGGTCCCTACCAGATCGTTGAACTCGCTCTGTACCCCGCTGAACTCAGGGTCTTGTTTGCGGATCGCGTCCGTGATGGTGTCCCAGTGCTTGAAGTTCTCCCCGAACGGCTGAAACTTGCCGTCAATCGTGACGCCTGATTTCGCTGTCTCGGCGCGCTGCACGGCGCGGTGCAGGTAGCTCGACAACATGGCCGGGATTTCCTTCACTTGGAACGCGTCCAGGTGCTTCGCTGCCTCTTTGGAAAAGGTCCGCGCCTTGAGGTGCGACGGACCCGAACCGCCGCTGGCTTGACTGGCCGCGCCGGGCTTGACGCTATCGCCGTTAACTTCGCGGTCCCAATAGTTTTCCGCTGCCCGCTGCAAATCAGCCTCGGACATGTGGGGGTTGTCCTGCTTGTAGGCTTTCTTCGCGGCGGTGATGAACTTGCCCCGGTGGCCCGCTACCTGCCCGGTATCCAGCACGCGCTGGAAGTAGCCTTTGACGTGGCCAACGTCGATACCAGCGGCTTTTTGGTAGTCGTGCATTTCCTTGTAAAAGTCCTCGATCTTCTTCGCGGCCTCGCCCAGCAAGCCACGGCGCGGCGTGTTGGGGTTTTCCACCAGCTTGATGATCTGTGCATGCGCCTCGGGCGTGTTGATCTTGTTGGCCTTCATCCACTTGTCCAGTTCTTCGATTTTGTGCTGACGTGGGTTGGCCTGCTGCTGACGGCGCTCGTCGAGGCTCGGCCCTTTGCCGCCCTTGTCACCGGCTTGAACGTGGAACTGGTCGGGTATCTGTTGCGCAATTTCACTCTTGAAGCGTCCGGCCAGACTGCGCAGATTGCTGTCGGTGTCGGTCAGGAATCGGCGATACCCGTCCTTGATACGTCCGCTTTTGGTTGGGCGCTCTTGGTTAAGCAGCTCGCGCGTGGCCTGTGCCATGGCGTGCGCGGTATCGGACATCGAGCCCTCATCATCGCCATGGACCAAGCGCTTGTAGATGGCTTTGAGGATTTTACCGGCGCGCGCCGGAACGCCGGTCACGTCCATCAGCGTGCCTTGGCCGTGGCTCGCCGCCTTGTCCGCCGGACTGTCGCTGCCGGACAGCTTGAAGTCCTTGGCGTCTTTGTCCGCTTGGGCCTTGTCCTCGGCGGCTTTGCGGGTGTCGGCCTGCTCTTTGTCCTTGGCTTTGGTTTCCTTCTCGCTGGCCGCGCGCTCGGCTTCGGTCTGGCCTTTCAGCTCCAGATCGGGGGCTTTCTCTTTGGGCGTGCCCACCAGCTCGGGGTGGTGTTTTTCCCAGCTAACCCGGTTCGCTTTGGCGTGAATGGCCCGGTTCTCTGCGGCCTTGGCTTCTGCCGCTGTGCCTTCGCGTTTCAGGCGTGCAGCGTCGGCCTCAAAGTCTTGCTCGGTCTTCTTGAGTTTTTCGTGATGCGCCTGAATGTCCTTGCTGGAGCGCGGCGGTAGGTCAAAGTCTTTGTTGAACTGGTCAACCCGTCCGGGGGCCAGCTCCGACTGGCGCGCAAGTAAACGCTCGGCTTCGGCGGCTTCTTTTTCAGCAGCGGCGCGATCTTTCTTGCTCGCGCCTTCGTTGCGCAAGTGGTCAGCTTTTGCGCGCGCTTCTTTGGCGTAGTTCAACGAACGAATGTAGTCGCGGTTAAAGCTACGCTGTAGTCGCCCCTCTATGTGTTCCTCGCTGGCCCCTTTCGGTGGATAGGGGGCGTCGTCGCCTTCTTGCCACAAGCGCGAGTCACGGCCTTTCTTCACAATCGCGTCACCGCGTTGTTGTTTTTCCTCGGGTGGAACAGCGCGGTCGCGCTCGGCCTTGGCATCATCGAGCTTTTTAGTCACGCGCTCGACAGTGCTGCCCTCGCGCGGTGCCCGCTGATTGCGCTCGGCCAGTGCTCCCGCCAGATCATCAACGATGTTCTGCTGACGCTCGGTCAGCGGCTTGCCCTTGCCCGACTTTGCCCTGGCAATGAGGTTGCGCGCCTGCTCGACCGTAACGCCCTTGTACTTGGTCAGCACGCCATGGATGTCGGGGTTGCTCGATAGCCATTTGCTGCGCGACACCTTGCCGTCATTGCCACGGATCATCTGTCCGCCTTTCTCGTCCCACTTGGTCGCCGCCAGTTCGCGGTCGATGGCGTCCAGCACTTCGACTGGATGTGTTCCGGGTGCGGCGGGAGTCTCTGCCGGGGTTTCTGCGGGTTTCGCCTCTGGCGCGCTCTCAGGCGCTTTCCCGCTGACCAGATCGTCGTACTCTTGTTGCAGCCGTGCAGTTTCTTCGGGTGGGTCGAACGCCTTGGACGCGGCAATCTCATGATCGAGCGCGGTCGCGCGGCGCTGCTGGTCAGGCGTCAGGTGATCGAGGTTAGGTTTCTCCGGCTGCACGGCAGGTTCCTCCCGAGGCGCAAACGCACGGTCCAGAATGTCGTCCGGTCCGCCCGGTGCTTTTTCGGCAGGCGGCGCGGACTCTGCGGGAGCGGGCTCTGGCTCCGGTGCTTTTGGCTCAGGCGCAGGGCTCGGTTCAGATGTTTCAGCCGAACGTTCATTGGGCGCCCTCTCTGGCTTTGCGGCTTCTACCGGGTTCTGGCGCAGCACGCGGTTGACCGCGCCCTTGCGGCTAAGCCCGGACGCCATCAAGCGTTCAGCCTCGGCCATGTGTGGTTCTGGCACGTCCGCCAGTCCGGCTTTCTCAAATTCGCCGCGCAGCTGGTCACGCTCTTTGTTCGGCAGGTTCGATTGCGCGGCGCGGTCCTGTGCCATCCGCGCGCTTTCCGCACCCTCTCCGGCGTACATGGGGTTTGCGTCGTTGGTCTTGCCTTCGTTGGCAGCGGCACGTTCGCGCTCGCGCTCAGCCAAGCGGAAAGCGCGCTCGGTCTGCTGCTCGCTACGCTCGCGCAACCTGCGGTCGCGGTCCGTTTCCGGTTTCAAGCCCAGTTCTTCGCGCTGCGCTGCGGTTTCGCGCATGCGCTGTACGTTGCCGGACGCTTGGGCATGCCCTACCACATCCCCCACGGACACGTCAGGCTGCTGGTGGAACAGGTTGCCAAGGCGCGAAATGTCCGCCGGGTTTGGCGGCAGCGGGTCGATCTTGCCCAGCGCATCGACGGCCATGCCGCGCGGTGCCAGGGTATCGGTGTGCGCCTGCTGGCCCAGTGCATCACGGACCGGCTCAACCCCTTCGGGAATATGGATTCCGTCCGGGCCAACCTCCACTTGAGCGCGCGGCCAGATACTCGATTCATTGGTGAACAGGTTGGCCAGCTCGCTCTCGGTCTGTTTGCGCGCGGCGTACTGCTGCGGCGTCAGGCGTCCGCCGGACGGCGGGATGGTCTGCGACGGTGGCAAATCCGTGCCGGTGTTCTGCTGGATCATCTGCGCCTGAAACGCAGGATCGTCGGCCAGCTGCTGCCCCTGCTCGGATACGGCCTTGGTCCGCTGGAATAGGTCGTCCGCGTTGACGCCCGGACCGGCGCCCTGACCGCCCGGAAAGACTGGCTCAGTGTTGCGGCGGCGCATGGCGTCCTGCGCGCGATTCCACAAACCCGGCGCATAGTCGTCGAAGGCGTGGCCCAGTCCGCCCATTGCGCCCGTAATCACGCCGCCTGTGGCACCGGCCAGCGCGGTTTGCTCAGGGTTGTAGCCACCGTCCTGCAAGCCCACGGACGCACGCGCCGATTGCTGCAATGGATCGAACGCCATGTTGCTGACAGCGCCCGGCACGGCTTCACGCACGGCGGTGCCTAGCGCAGTTTTGGCACGGCCCGCACCTGGGAAAAAGAAGTTTACCGGGTCGAGCACGGCGCCGACGCCCGTGGCCACACCGCTGCTCAGTCCGGCAATGGTCTTGTTTAGCGGGCCTTCGGCGGTCGTCCACGACGGCGTGGCCTGCGCGATTGCCTCGTCATGCCCCTGTTGCTGAGCGAAGCGCATGCTGTCTTGCATGGCATCGTCGCGCAGCTGCGCCGCGATACCCTGCTGTTGTTCCATGGTCGGAACCGGACGGCCCGGCATGTTCGGTGTGGCCGTCTGTGCAAGGACGGGATCGAGCATCGCCTGCTTGCGCTGCCACGGCGTCAGGTTGTCCATGCCGCCCGGTGCAAGCAGTTTGGCCCGGTTCTCGGCGGCAGCTTGTTGCGCTCTGGCCACGCCGCCACCGGCAAAGCTGTCCGCAATCGCCGGGATAACCCCTTGGTGAAACGCTGAGTTCAGGTTAGAGCCGAAAATCCCCAGCTCGTCCGCACCGCCGCGCGTCTTGGCGGCAGCGGCCAGCACGTCCGGGCTCCCGGCTTGACTGGTCAGCAAGTCAGACGGGCCAGCGGGCCAGCCGCCTGTGGTGCCGTCGTCCATCACAATTGCCCCGGCCTGCGGACGCTCCGGCACGCTGGTCGGCAGGGTCATCAGGCCCGCGCTGGCGGTGGGTGCGACTTGCCCGCCGCGCATCATAAACGCCGGGGTTTTCTCGACCGGCACAGCGGCCTGCGCCACGGGCGACAGGGCTTTGGGAATCAAGTCGTCGAATGTCCCGCCGCCTGCGACGGGTGCCGCACTGCCGGTTGCGATGCGGTCCATGCGGTCCGGCTGCATAAGCGTAATGTCGGGCTCTGTCTGCTTGAAATACTGGCCCAGCTCATCCGCTGGCCACAGCTTCGACTGCGATTGCCCCGGCGCGAAAGAGGTTCCTTTGGGCGTTTCAACCCACTGTCCGCCAGAAAACCCGTCCACACCGTTGTATTGCGATTCGTTGGAAAACGTCGGGTGGTTGGGCTTCTTGAACTTGTCGGTAAAGTGCCCGTTGTCCGCCTGCTGAGTCTGGCCGGACATCAACTCCTGATAGGCGCCGCGCATGTCGTAGTCGTAGGAATCTTTGACGCGGTTGTTCGCCTGCGCCCACAGGTTGAATTTCTGCTCATCCTCTGGCGAAAGCTGCGTGTTATAGCGGTCCGTGAAGTCGCGCGGGTCCGCACCTGCCACAGCGGGCGCTTTTGGAATCAGGTCATCAAAGGCGCCCATATCAAAGCCCCTGTAGTTCTTGTTCGTTCACGCCCATGGAGCGCAAGCGCTGGATTACTTTGTCGCGCGGCGCCCCGCTGGAGATTGCGGCAGCGGCTTCGGCCAGCAGCGGATTTTGCGGTGCAGCTGGTGCAGCTGGTGCAGCTGGTGCCGGTAACGCAGCGGGCGCCGCTGTCGGTGCCAGGAATTGCTGAGCCAGATTCGGCAGCGGCGGACGCTGATCGGCAGGCAAGGCGTTAACCTGCAAAGGTTCGTTCGGCTTGTACCAGTGGGTCGCCTCGGGCGTCACGTTCGGGGTTTTACCGAACACATCGCTTATCGCCATCTGGACCGCGCCGTACTGGTCGTCAGGGTGCTGCCGCACATAGGCAGCCAAACGCACACGCGCCTCTGCCAAGTCCCCCGCACTTACGGACGGGTCTGTTTGCCAGCGGCCCTTGTCGTCCTTGTAGCTGCCCGGCAGCGATTGCAGCATGGCGTCGTCCAGCTTGGCCGGGTCAATCTTCACCGCCGAACCGCGAGAGCCCTTGCTGTAATCGTGGTCCGTGTCGTAAATCTTGGCGTTGTAGTTACGGTCCGCCGTGTACTTCGTGCCGGTCAGGGTGTTGTCCGAGGTGTAGTGCCGGTCCTTCGATTCCTGAGCGTTGTTAGCCACAGTCTGGGCCAGGGTATTCGCCTCGGCGGTGCTGTAGCGGCGGTTGCGGTCGTAGCCCACACCCGCCTGCGAGTCCGCGCTGTACTTGGTGCCCACTAGCTGTTGGTCGTCCCCATAGCGGCGATCCAGCGATTCCTGCCGGTGGTTGTTGGCAATCTCGTCCGACGTTTTATCAAAGCCATACATGGTGTTGGCCACGTTCTGCCCGACCGCGCCGGACAGCGTGGCTTGGATTCGCGGATCGACGTTAGCCAGACCGCCCGGATCGAGCGCCCGGAAGCCGTATTGGCCGGACGCTGCTTGCAGCACTTGCGGCAAGTGTTCCAAATCGCCGCCGCTTGCCGCGATAGAGGCGGCATCCTGCAAGCGGCCACCGGGGGCCAGAGCCTGCGCCAACTTCGGCAGCATGTCTTGTTTGGTCTGGATCACGTCACCCTGCAACTGGTGCAGCCGCGCGTTACTGGCGTAGCCCTGAATTTGCAGGTCGCGCAGTGGATTGGGCGCCAGTGCCTTGAACACTTCGCCCAGTGCGCCGACCTCGTTGCTGTAGGTCGGTACGCCGTTCGCATAGAGCGGGTTTGCATAGTTAGGCATGGTCTTACCTCCGGCTCGCCAGTAACGAGCCAATACCGCCTGCTGCTGACTGCTGCGCGGGTGGCAGGAACATGCCTTTGCCGTTGGCCAGCAATCCGCCCCACAAACTCGGCGCTGCCGCGTCCGCCGCCGCTGTGCCCGCCGCTCCCGCCATTGGCGTGAAGCCGGACAGGTCGCCCGCATACCCACCAATCGTGGCGCCCGCGTTGGCCGATCCGCCCATGGCCGTGCCGTAGGAACCGGCACCCGACGCACCGGCACCCGCGCCCATGCTCGCGCTCCCGGCCATCACCAGCGCCGAGCCGAGCATTTCCTGCGTCTTCTTGTCCCCGGCGTGCTTGGCCATGGCGTTCTGCACCTCGCCCGGCAACAGCGCCGAACTCATGCGCGAGAAGCCGCCGAGCATGTTGATTTTGTTTCCGGCGTTCTGGTTGAGGACTTGGTTTCCCAGGCCAACGTCGCCGTAAGACGCCAGCCGCGCGCGGGCATCGCCAATGCTGCGCACGTCTGCATCGCCCTTGGCGCGCTGCTTGTCGGTTTCCTCTTGGATGATCTTCGGCTGTCCGTAGGTCGCACCCTCGGACGGCGCTTGGTATCCCGCCGTACCGGCATCGCCGGGCAGTGTCGTGTCGTTGCTGTAGGCCGCTTGGCGTTTGGCAGCGGCCTCATCAAGCGCGGCGTCCTGCGTGGAGCGGTTGGCGTTCTGCATGGCGGGATCGAGCGCTTGCTCGCGCTCTTTGCTCAGCCCTTCCTGCCGGAATAGCTCAGCGCTGCGCGCGTCTTCGGCGGCGTTCTCCATGGCCTTCTGACGCTGGTGCTGCGCGTTCGCCTGCATCGCGCTACCCGCCACCACTGCCGCAACTGCAAAGGGATTGCACATGGCTTAGCCCACCTTTCCAGAACTGCGGTTAATGGGGTTGCTATAGGGGTCGCTGTAGGCTTTCTTGATCGCGTCCGCCGTCTGCTGGTTTTGCAGGTAGGTGCCGAGGCTGCCCGCTACGTTGGTCATCACTGGAGCCAGCGGCGAGAAGTTCGGCATCTGCGACATCGTGGCCGCTTGGCTCTGCGCGATGTTGGCCACGGCGTCCGGGTCCGCCGACGCCTGTAGCAGCTGGACGAGGTTCTGCTTGTTGGTGGCCACGTCGGACCGGGCTTTGTTCGCGTAGTCCTGTCCGGTGTCGTAGACCGACTGCTGTTGCAGGGCGTAGTCCTTATCGAGCGCGCCGGATTTCTGCGAGGCAAGCGACGATCCAAGGTTGCCGCCGCGCGCGAGCGCGTAGGTCAGCGCCTTTTGCTGATCCTTGTATTGCTCTTGCAGCTGCGGCAGCGCGAAGTCGTTATAGGCCGTGGCGCGCTTCTGGTAGTAGTCCTCGCCATAGCCGCCCTCGGTGGTGGTCTTGCTGTCGACACCGCTGTACAGCTGATCCGGCAAATCTGCCCACACCGCGTCCTTGTACTTCTTCGTCGGTGTCGGGTCTGCCGCTTCGCCGCCGTGCCGAGTGTTGCCCGCCTCGATGTAGGTTTGGCCTGGAGCCACGCGGTACTGCACGCGTCCGCCCGGACCTTGGACGCCCGGCGCGCTTGTCCCTGCCCAGCGCAGATTCCCGCTGTTGCCGTTGTTCAGGGTGTAGGCCGTGCCGTTGGCATCGTAATACGTGCCGTTGCCGATCCCGGTCGCGTTGGGGTTGATCGCCGCCCCGGTTGGCGTGGTCGTCGTTACCTGCTTGCCATTGAACATTTCGTCAATCTGCTGCATGCCTTGGCGGATGCGCGCTTGGCGCGCTTCCTCTTGCTGCCGCTGATAGTCCACGGCATCACTGCCGCCACCGCCGCCGCCACCGCCCATATCACACCTCCAACTCGTAGACTTGACGCGAGGGCTTGTAGCCCAGCTGCTGCGCTCGCCGCGCCCAACCCGCACGCTTGCTGACGAACTGAATGGTTTTTGCGCCGCACTGTTTTGCGTACAACTTGCACGCCTTGAACCCGGCAGCCAGCGCGTCCGGCGGGGAGCCCGGCACCACGTAGGCCACCAACACGAACAGGCTTTTGGTGCCGTCGCCGGGCTCGACCTGACAACGGCAAATGACCAGACCGAGCATTTCGCCCTTGTCCCGCACCACGAACAGCACCCACTGGCCAGCGGTCACGGCGGCGTAAATCTCCGGCGCGAAATACGACTCGCCTTCGCGCTGGCCCACGCGCAGACAGGCTTCCGCGAGCAGTGGGTAGGCGCGCTGGATGTCGCCCAAGTCAGAGACTGGTGTGCAGTTCATGGCAGTTCTCCGGGTAAAACACATAGGTCGCGAAGTCCTCGCCATGGCGCCCCATGCGCTGACTGACCGACTCACGCAACCCGCCCAGGTGTTCCAGCCATTCGCAGGCCAGCGTGTTTTTAATGGCGACTCGGCACTCAGCTCGGCGAAAGCCCCGGTCAATCATTCCGGGGATCATTTCCTTGAGCACCAGCTTGGTCGCGGCCTTGATAATCTCGTTGGTGCGTGTGGTGCCCATGGCCCACGGCGCCCAAAAACCCGGCCAAACCTCATACGAACCCACCAGAAACGCGGGCTCGCCGTCGTCCGTGCCGAGGCACCAGAGGAACCCGTCGCCGGTCGTGCCGTGCAGCTGGTACGCGAGCTGGCCCTCGTCGTCGTCCCAACGGGTGGCGAACACTTCCAGCCGGTCTTGCAGGCGCAGGCGTTCGCAGACGTGCAGGATGTTTTCGTAAGTGCCGGGTAGTGTCTTCACGTCACACCTCCTGACCGGTGAAGTGGATCATCAGGTTGGCCAGCCGGGCGTAGCCGCGCGTCTTGTTCTTCAAGGTCAGCGAAAAGTGTGTGGACTGGCCTACGGCTGAGTTGCTGCCCCAGCTGCCGTAGGTGGAGCCGTCGACCTTGGCGATGAGTTCCTTAACGTCCGGCTGCTGCGGATCGACCGCCAGAAACACCGTCCAAAGTCCCTCCACGCCCAAATCGATCCCGTGGATATTCTTGGTCTGTCCGGGCTGTCCGGCGTCCAGAAACGGCAGCTGCACCTCGTACTCAAATTCATCGTTCTGCGCGTATTCCTGCCCGGACTGTCCGCCGTACAGGCACAGCTGATCGCCCACGCGCGCGATCAAGTTGGAATAGCTGACGGCCCAGTCGCTGACGACAGAGTTCGGGCCGATTTCGTCCAGTGAGTACGTCGTCCACGCCGAAACTTTCGCGCCGGGGAAGTGGGAAAAGACGTAGATGGTGGGACCGATGGCGAGTAGGTAGCGGCCCTCGAAAGGCTCAGACACGGCACAGGCTTGCGTCACCAGCGCCTCGTCCAGATAGTTCATGTAGGCCAGCAGCTCGCCGTCGATGGGGCTGCCCACGTCGTCCGCGCTGGCCATGTTCGACGCGTCCCGCGCGCGCAGTGAACGCACGCCGGACTCGCTGAGAAAGAAAACATCGAGGTCGCCAAACGCCGCCAGTGTCCGGGGCGCCTTGGTGCCCAACCCGGCCAGCACTTGGTCCTGCTTGTTCTGCGCTTCGTCCGCGTCCACGGTCCAGATTTGCACGTTGCGACGGCTGAAAACCGCCATGCGGTTCTGATAGACCGCCAACCCGGTCAGGTCCGCGCTGCCGCCGTCCTGCGTGCTCATGTTGATAAAGCCCGCGCCGGTTGTGCCGGTGTCCCACTGCGTCGGGTCCGGCGTGCCCGGCGTGCCAACAAAGCCGGAAAAGTGCATAAGGCTGGAGTTCGTGGCGTACATCTTCTGGCCGAGCGTGCGCACGAACTGTCCGGTGCCGGACGCGTTACCCCGGACGGTTATCGTCGTGCTGTTGATCGTGACGTTGAAAACGTCGAGCCCTTCAAACGTGCCGCCGATAGTGAAGGTCACGACTTGCGCGGTCCCGGCTACCGGCGTCACCCCGCCCGCCGAGGGAGAAACAAGGGTCACGGTTACGTTGCCCGCCACACCCACCGTCAGCGCCTGACCATTGAGCGCGGTGCCGGTGTCCCGTGCGGTGAACGTCACGGTTGCGCTCGCCGCCCTGGCCTCCCACGGGGCGCCGGGGTTGTTCAGGTTGATATGGTTGGCTATCGCGCTGGCTGTGCTGTTGTTGCTGCCTACCCAGTCCATCGGGATGTTCAGGAGGGCCACGCCCCCTATCACAATCGACGTGATCTGGTTGACACCTTGGCTGTCCGAGCCGCCCGTGATGGTGAAACTGCACGTCGCGGACTGCGCGGCCACGCCCGGCACGTTGGCTTGTGCGAGCGCGGCGGTCAGCGTCTGATCGTCGACCGCGCCGCCGTTGACCGCGCTGCTGGAGTAGGTGAACGCCACGCCGGGCGCAGCGGCGGTCACGACGATGGTGTTGTTGGTGGCCACCGCGATGACTTCGTTGGTCGAGTCCACGCGCTTGGCGAGCAGAGTCGCCAGTGCCTGCACACCGGCTACCGAGTTGGCGATTTCGTCCCAGTCCGTGACGCGCACACCGTCATAGAAATGGAAGATCGAGCCGTCCGAGTATTCCGCGACGGCGTAGATTTTCCCGTTGAAATTGTCCGTGCTGAGCACGCGGACCATCGCCGGACCGCCGGGCGCCGCCAGCTGCTGGTAGTTCACGCCTGCGGGTACGGCCACGCCTGCCGCATGGCCGAAGACAAAGATTTGGCCGCGCACGGTGGTGCAGCCTTTGGTCTGTCCGGCTGGCAGCTTGTAGACCGGCACGAACTTCTTGCGCACCTCGATTTCAGCGCCGCGCGTGAGGTGGACATTCCTCGCCAAACGCAGCGAGCCCGGCGCCGCCGTGAAACGGCTTTTGCGGGTATCCAGACCGGCGATAAAATCGGTAATGAGCAGGTAGGACATGGCTTATGTCCCCGGCGCCTTGATAACGATAGGCACCCACGGCACCGGCTGGCCCGCTGCAATCGGGTACACCTGCTTGCGCTGCGTGTTGCCCTTGATGCGGCGATAGTGCGCGTCCGCCATGGACAGCACGGTAGCGGCGGACGGGTCTTTGGCTTTCTGCATCCACTCGCCTGCCGCGTACAGCACAATCAAGCGGTCATCGAGAACGGCGCGGTCAGCGTCTTGGCGCAGTGGTGGCAGCTTCTGAATGCCAGTGAAGCGCAGCACGCCGCCCGTGGTGGCGGACATCGGCCAGACCTCATACTGGTTGTCCTCGTAGTATTCCCACGCACACACGGGGTCGCGGCGTTCGTTCAGCTCGGGGTCGCAATCGTTGCGCATCCAGGTCGTAATGCCGTAGACCACGGGGCGCCATTGACTGTCCGGCGTTTCACGGACCACCACGCTTTCGAGGCGGTCCGGGTCCAGCTGCGGCGGAAAGCTGTAGTAGCGCTCGCCGGACATCAGCGCTTCGTCGCGCTGCACGCGCAGAAACGGCCACGCCCAGTCCGCGTACAGGACTTCCTGCGTCCGGCGTATCTTGGTCTTGATCGCCTCGACGGTGTTCTGCGACATCGCGGAAGTGCTGGCCATCCCGGCTTCATCACGAAAATCTGTCACCAGTTCGCCCAGCGTTTTTCCGCGCATGTCGGTTTACTCCGTCAGCTGGTGATGCTTGCGCGGGCGTCCGCCAAGGTTGCGCGGCGCGTCCGCTGGCTCTTGAGGTTCTGGATCGTCCGGCACAGGCGGATAGCCCGGCGCGTCCCATTCCTCGTCTTCTTCCTCAACCTGAGCAATCTCAGCCAAGGTCCGTGGCACGTTCGGCGCGCGACCGGGATAAACCGAGTCCACCAGCGGGGCGCCTTCTTTGGTGACGTTGGAATTGCGGTAGGCAAAGCGCAGGCGCTCCAGCTCTTGCGCGGGCTTTTCCTTACCCACGAAAGTCGGCTTGATGCCTTCTACGGCGTCCGGTCCGTGGATCGCGCGCAGCAGTGCGATTTCGGCCACGGTCACGTCCGTCTTGTGTACGGACGAATTGCGGTCGCCATCGAGAAAAACGATGCAGGAGCAATGTTGCATGGTGGTGCCCTCGATAAGTAGTTACGTGAATACTCAAATGTGTTGGTTTTGACAGCTGACAGGTCGCGAACCTTCACGCTCACGACCTGTCACTTCTACCACTTGAGTATCCACGTACATACTCAAGCGATGGAAAA